TAGCAATATATGAATTAGTATTTGCTATTATTTGTTGTAGATATGTATTGGAAACATTTCCAGTACCCAGCGTATTAACAACGCCGATTATCTCGTTAACTTTACTTCTTATTTGTTTTATCGTTGTTGACGAAATCGTATTTGCTATGGTCATGGAATGCCGGCGCTTGTTAAACGATTTTCAAGATCGGTTATTCTTGCCAAAGCATTATTAAGTGCGGATGTTAATACGGCAACAGTATTTGATGTAACGACTCCACCAGTCACGCTGGTAACAACAATATCATTTTCATTTAAATTTCCAAGTTCTGCTGTACCAACAGTAACGATTGATGCAGAACCATTTGCGGTAACTGTACCTGCCTGCCACTTTTTTGTTTGTGAATTAAATATAAGAACTTGGCCATTAGCCGCATTAGTAAGAGATGCGTAATCAACATCATCTAATCTATGAAGCAATACTTCACCAGATCCGGGCGATCTGGTAATTGCGCTTGCGAATGCGATTCTGGAAATTCTTTTATCTACAGCGTCAATAAAACTATCAAGTTCTTTTCTAAATGATGAAACATCGGCAGCAGGGCCTTGAGGACCAATATCGCCTTTGTCTCCCTTATCGCCTTTATCGCCCTTTTCACCACGAAGGCCTTGAATGCCTATAGGACCAGGAGGACCCTGTTCACCAAGATCGCCTCTTTCTCCTTTTATTCCACGAAATCCCTGTGGTCCAGGATCACCGCGATCTCCTCTATCTCCTTTTGGACCTTTTAGATGAATTTCACCAATATAAAGAGATGAATCTTTTTCTTTTATGATTCGTTTTAATTCTGAGATTATTTCTCTTTTTGCTTCGTTTGCTTCCATTTGAGCAAATCGAGCAGCAACATTTAATAACTTAGCGCGTTCTATCTGATACTTTTTACCAGAAAATTGCTCTGTTATTTCTTTACGAATATCTTCTTTTGTTGCGTTAGCAAACTTTTCTGCGATTGATAAAAGTTTTGCTTTTTCTAAATCGGTCATTGCTAGAGATCATCCTTAATAATATCCTCTTTAGAAACTCGGTCAATCGCTTTTGTCATATTTTCAATCAGCATTCTATCATCATCTGTAAGATTTATATCAAGATCCTCTCTTCGTGCTGAAGGAGTTTGCTTGATTGCTGTATTAGAAACTTTTTTTGTTTTAGGAACAGGATTTCTAATACTTGGAGTTTGTTGTTTATTTGCCGCGGGAGATCCTTGTTGATCTGTCATGTAAGGTTCAGCAAGAGCATTTGCTGTGGCAGCATTATCCATTGCGATCTTATCTTCAGATTCAATTTCTTTATTAATAGTTTTAATTTCGTCTTCGTCTTGTTTTAGAACATTCTTTCTAATCCAATCAATAGAAAAATATTTTCCTGTATAACTATCAACTTGACCAAGAATTGCGAGACGAGAATTTAATATTTCTTGTTCTTTTAATTCTGTAAAATAATTATCTCTCTTAAAATCATATTGAATATCGTTCTTATACTTCTGGAATTCTTCTTTTGACATAACTCCAGTAAGAACAAGTTGTGTCTGAAGAATATTATCAAACAACGCAGAGAATTGCGATCTAAGTCTATCAATAAATTTTGAGAATTTTACTTCGTCTCTTGTTACTTCTGACGCTTTTCCAAGACTAAATCCATTATCTGTTTCCATTCTTGTAATAGGAACATTTAATGACTTGTATAGTTTACGACGGAAATAATCAACATCTTCCATTTGACCAAGATTTTCACCACCTGGTAGTGTTGTAATTTCTGTACCACGGCCACCTTCGCGGCGTGGTAGCCAATAATCTTCAAGCATAGTCATAAATTTACGAACATCTTGAACTTCACCAGTATTTGCGTCATAGACAAGTCTATTCTTATGTCTGACCATCATATCACGGACATACTGTTCTGCTTTTTGTTTTGGAAGATTACCAACATCGATATAGAAAATACGACGCTCTGGCGCTCTTGCTAATCTGTAAATAACAACAGCGTCTTCAAGCATTCTTAACTGATTAAGAGGCTTTAATGCTTTATGAAGATGTGAAAGCACCATTCTATTTCTTGTATCCATAATTCCACTTGTAACATAGCAAATAGAATCAGGTGAAATTTTAATTCCCTGCATAGGAACAGAAGCGCCTATTCCTACGTTTGGCGCAGACGTTGCTGTGCCTGTAGGAGTAAGCATTGGACTGTAAATATAATATTCCTCGTAAGCAGGAATAACAATAACGTTATTCACTGTTTTCTGTGTTTGAGGAATTGGCTGTCTGACTTTTCTAATACGCCTTGGATCAATATATCTAAGTTCTTGAATACCATTTTTTGGATTTGTAATATCAATCATAATATGATAAAACATTCTTCCGTCTATATACCAGCGACGGAATATATCATATGCGATATTTTGAAAATCCAGAAGTTGGAGTACTTTATCGAATTCTTCTTCGATTCGTTTTTTTACTCGATCTGGTAACTTTAAATTATCAAGAACAAGACTAACACAAAGTTCATTTTGATCTGATGTAATAGCCTCATTAACAATATCGTCAATCGCAGAATCGCATTCAGGATTCATCGACATTTCACGATATCGAGTTACAAGTTCGGCTTCGTTTTTTGCTGTGCCTTCAAGATCAAGAACTGTTCCATATGCTCCACCAGGAGCAACTTCCATAGCGCCGTCAAAATTAGTTGGCGGCGCAAACGATGGAACATTTTGAGATTTCTTTATCTCGTCTTCAATACGTCCTAGACGAAATCCAAATAACTGGATTGCCATTTATATTTTCTCCAAAACTAACAATAACAAAATATAAAGACAATCAAATTATAATTCGATTGCCATATTGATATATTTAGCCACCAGCAGCGAATGGCGCTGCGGAAGCAGCATCGGCATTTCCCTGAGAATCATCATTTGGCTGCCAGAAATCATAAGCAAGTTCAACTTGAAACTCTTCAATTGTATCGGTTGTTTCCCAATTTAAATCGATTGAAGAAACGCTGACAGGCCAAATATTGAAAAATTTATATGATTTAGAAGGGATTGCTCCTGATGCTACGTCTGTGCCTCCGTTAAGAACTCCAGTTTTAGCATAATGCTGTACAACCGCAGTTGATCTATATGAATTTGCACCAACACCGCCCGCTTCTTGAAGATAGCCGCCGTTTCTTAGGTTCTGTTCGTGACTATTAATTACTTGATGCCAAGTCTCAAATAGATCGCGTACAGCAAAATCTTCGTCGTTAAGAATTGTAACTGTCCAATTTTCAAACGTTCTGTTTCCTGCAACCTTTATTTTACGACCAAAATATGGAACTTCAATTACTCCTAATGTTGCTGTTGGAATTTGAGCAGCTTTACACACAAAGGGAATTTGTGCTGCGGCGCCGCCCAACGCAGAAGGAGGAGTGATAGTTACTTGAAATAGAGACGGTCTTGCGCCGCCTAGAGGAAGACCGTAAGAGGCAAATGTACTAACATTGAATGGCATTTTTTATTTCTCCTTTAAAAGGTTTTAATTATTTATTTGCCTTTTTAGAACTTACCAATAACCTCAGTGAAGTCAACGCCAGTTCTTACTGCAATAAAGTTAAGCTGGATAAAGTTAATTGAACGTGCTGGCTTGATGTAAATATCTCCAACGAATTCGTTACGATCAATGACTTCTGGAGTGTTATTTGTTTCATCGCACACTACACGGAAGTCGTAGATACCACGACGACCCTGTACGTCTCTGAGGAATGGTTCCACAAGAGCCTTGAATTGTGCGCGAGTGAATGCATCGTTGAACTCGAATAGAGTAAACTTAGCAGCAGTTGCAATAGCCTTCTCTAGTACGATAAAGAGACGACGAACGTTGATACGATCAAACGCAGATGGTTTAGCAAGAAGAGTTTTATCACCAAATAGAACAGTACCTTGTCCTGGGAAAGTAGTTACAGGATTAATACCATTCTTATATAGCTGATCTCTTTCAGCTTTACCTGGATTGAATGCAAGACGAACAACATTCTTAATCTGTCCACGATTGTATCCAGCTGGTGACCACCAAGGATCTCTTTCCATATCTGTGCGAACCATTGTGCCAGCAGTATCACCATTGAGAGGAACATAACGGAATAGATCGTTATACTTATCATATTGATATTTCCATCCGCTATCTAGAACTGCGTATGATGTAGATGGAAGTGTCTGACGGAAGCTGACAATATCATCAACTTCAGAACCAGAATAAAGACTATTACTTACAACAT